GTAGATTCTGATAATGATATAATAGAAAAAGGTGCTTACGCAAGAACCATTAAGAATAATGGTAAAAGAGTAAAGTATTTATATCAACACGATATAACAAAACCTATCGGTAAGATGAGAGAATTAGAAGAAGATAGTTATGGTTTAAAATTTATTGCAGAAATACCACGTACAACATTTGGAAATGAAGTAATTGAACTTATGAAATATGGGGTAATTGATGAAAACTCTGTAGGTATAATGCCAGTAAAAAAAGATTTTAAAGAAGATGGAGTAAGAGTTATTTCAGAAGTTAAGCTATATGAAATATCAGCAGTAACTCTTGCATCAAACGAAGAAGCAAAAATATTAGAGGTAAAAGGCGAATCTGCAAAGATCGACTATTACACAAAGAGATTTGATAACTTAATCAAGTTAATCCGTAAAGGAAACATTACAGATGATCTTGGTTATTTAGTCGAATATGAATTAGAAGTTTTAAAATCTTTGATTGCTCGTGATAATACACACCAATCAGACAAGGAACTATCTCGTGGTAATGCACACATAGAAACTAAGAAAGATAATATTACTTCAGATTCAATCTTTAATTATATGTTTAACAATTTAAATTCAAAATAATGGATGAGAATATAAAAAAACAGTTAGACGATGTTTGTAATATTATTGATGAGAAACTGGAGAAATCTGCTAAGTCAATCAAAGATAATGTTAATAGCGAAGTCGATACTGTAATTAAAGGCGAGGTCAAGAACCTTGTCGAAAAGCATTCAGAGATCGTTGATAGATTAGACAAGATCGAAGTTGAAAACAAAAAAGACAACTTTGAAAAAGTTTATACTAACAGTAGAGATATGATTGCTGATGGTTTGAATAAAAGTGAATCATTCAAAGCTATGAAAGAAGGTAGCAGATCAAATGCTAACTTTGAGTTAAAAGCTGATGTACTCATTTCTTCAGACTTTACTGGTGCAAACTCGGCTAGAGATGCTTCAGGTGTTGAGAGAATTTCAGGGGTGAAATTCAATCCGTCAAATGTGACGAATATGCTTAACGTAATACCAACTGCTTCTACATCTTCTAATGTAATTAGATTTGTAAAAGAGAACAGTTATACGGACAACGCAGGTGCAACTGCTGAAGGATCAGCACCATCTGATTCGGAATTTGCTTTAGTAGCAACTGATGCTATCGTACAAAAGATGGCTTCAGTAATGACTATTTCGCAAGAGATGTTAGATGATACTCCTGCTTTAGCAGGTTATCTTAACACTAGATTAGTAGGAAAACTTAACACAGTTATAGATGACCAACTAATTGGTGGATCAGGAAGTTCACCTAACTTAACTGGTATAATGAATGGTGGTACTGCATTTGTAACTGGTGCTTCAGGTGCTTTTTATCAAGCGATTGATAATGCACAAGAACTTGATGTACTATATGTTGCATTGAATCAGTTAGCATTAGCTAACTATTCTGCTAATGCGATTATACTAAACCCTACAGATTTTCACAAAATAGCGTTATTAAAAGACACTACTAATGAATATCTAAGAGGTAACTCAATCGTAAGTGCAGACGGATTCCTAAGAATCAATGGTGTTCCAGTTATTATGAATAACAAGATGTCAGCAGGAAACTTCTGTGTTGGAGACTTCTCACAAGGTAGTCAAGTATTCCAAAGAGAAGGTGTTAATGTTGCGTTTGGATATGAGGATTCAGATAATTTCTCGAAGTATCTCGTATCTGTTAGAGCTATCGCAAGACTTGCTCACGCAGTATATCTACCCGATGCTTTTGTTAGAGGTGCTTTCAGTTCAGCTAAAACTGCAATCGAAACTCCGTAATCAAGAGTAATTGGTTATTAAGAAAGGGCAACTAAATTAGTTGCTCTTTTTTTTTATCTTTGTTAAAATCAAAATTTAGAATTATGAAAATTAAATGTAAAACCGAAATAACTAGAGAGGGTGTAGAATATCAGATTGGTGATATAGTTGATATACCTGAATCTAATGTTTCTAAATGGATTGAAAAAGGTTGGGGTGAAAAGGTAGTAAGTAAAGAAGAAAAATCTAAAAAAGAAACAAAAGAATTAAAGGTTAAAAAAGAAACAAAATAATGATTAGTGTACAAATTGATTCTACTACTGGAAGTGAAATAGTTGCAAACTCTGAAATGAAAGACTATGCAAGGATAGAAACATCTGATGATGATACTATCGTTGCTGAAATGATAAAGTCTGCTAGAGAGAAATGCGAAGCATATATGAACAGAGATATTGTTGCAAAGACTAGAACATTGTTTGTAAGTAATGTAAATAGATCAGGTGAATATGGAGACTTATATAAGCGTAAGATTAAAATAGTTTTGCCATTTGCACCAATAGCATCTGTAACATCTGTGCAACAACAAGATAGTAGTGGTACATTATCAAGTATAGGACATAATGTTTATGGGTTTGAAGATAAATATATTGAGATACCTTCTGACTATATGCGTAATATAAAAATCGTATATACAACAAGTGGTTTATCATTTAGTGATATTAAAATGGCAATTAAGCAATTAGCAACAACGTATTACGATAACAGAGCAGAATATGTTAAAGGAAGTGCTGTTGCAGAGTTACCCACAAACATAAAAAGTATATTATCTAAATATGTTTATTATAATGAGTTATGATCAAAGCAGGAGATTTAAGATACAGATTAACAGTCAAAAGAAACACAAATTCTGCTGATGGGTATGGTGGTTTCACTTCTTCACAATCAACCATAGGAACATTTTGGTGTGATCGTGAGTTCTTAAATGGAAGAATGATATTTAGAGATGGTAAAAGAATACTTCAAACTGGCATAGAATTAACTCTCAGAAAGAATACTGCTACAACGAACATACAAAGAGGAGATATATTATTCTTAACAAATGATTCTAATAAATATAGGATCAATGAAATGTTTGAAGAAGATTTATACACATTTAAAATATTAGCAGATAAACAACAATAATGGCAAAGAAAAAAGCAAGGATGTCGGCAGAAAGTAAAAGACGTTTCAATCGTAAGATGAAAGCGTTAGCTAAGTTTGTAAAACCAAACAAAGGTTTTTCAAAACTTCTTACAGGTATGGGTACAGACATAATAAGAAGATCATCAAGAAGAGTTCCAGTAGATACTGGTACATTAAAACAATCGGTGTTCTTAGAAGGTAAACCATTTAGTATTGTAGTAGGTTATAATGCAAACTATGCTAGGTTTGTAGAAGAAGGAACATCTACTATGAAAGCACAACCATTCTTTGAACCATCTATACAAGAGGCAATAAAAAGATTTGAAGATAACTGGTCAGTACAAATACAAAAAGAATATAGGAAATGAAAGATGCAAGTCACTTTATACGTAAACAAGTTTTTGATGCACTTAATGGAAACATCACACTTAATTCTGCAAATGTTCCAGTATATAATGTTGTTCCTTCATCTGCAACCACACCATATATCCTAATAACATCTGTCTCTAACTCTATTGCAGAAGATATAAAAGATACTTATTTAAATGAAATAATTACCGATGTAGAAATTGTTACTGCATTTGATACTAATACTGGTGGTCAATTAGATGCGAACTTAGCTATGAATCAGATCACACAATTACTTGTAGATAGGACATCTTTCTTTAATATGAGTTCTAACAACTTTAAATGTATTTCTGCACAAAGTAATGGTGTTGCTTATATAAGTGCAGATACGGACACCGAAACGATTTATAGAGGTATTCTAACACTATCAAACCTTGTTGAAGAATTATGAGATTAGAATTGTATAGATTTAGTACACAAAATGAAAGTACACTTGGAATTTTATATTTAGTAAATGATGAAACAAACCAAAAAGATTTTCTATGCTTTGTACTCGAAGATGAAAAACGTGAGGTCAAAGTTTATGGAGAAACTCGCATACCTGAAGGGACTTATCAAATTGAATACAGAACGGAAGGAGGTTATTTCGCTAAATACAAAAAGCGTTTTCCAAATCTTCATAATGATAAGAGAGGTGTTTTACAGCTTAATGATGTTCCTAATTTTGAGTATATTCTTATTCATTGTGGTAATACTGATAATGACACAGATGGTTGTTTATTGGTTGGAAATGTTGTATCACAAAATATTACGAAAGATGGATTTCTAGGACAATCTACAGATTGTTATAAAAGAATTTATCCAATACTAGCAGATATTTTAGATTCGCAAAAACATCTATCAATTAAAATAATTAATTTTGAAGAAATCTAAATCTCAAAATATGGATGACATAACAAATAAAAAAGTAGCAGTTGATCTTGATGGCGATGGAAAAAGCGACGTAAAGATTGATATTAAATTTCTTGGATTGTTAGTTGGTGGTATCATATCGCTTACAATGACTTATTCACAATTAACTTCTGAAATTGAAGTTGCAAAAACTCTACCTGCATATAAGATTGAGCAAGATGATACTAAGGTCATCAATCAAAAAATAGATTATCTTATTAAAGAACTAGAAAAATATGAAGAACAAACTAACAGAAGATTAAATAGTTTAGAAGATAAAGTCTATAAAAAATGATCTTTAAAATATTATTTCTAGTTTTATCTTTAAATAATATTACATTCAAAGTTGATGGACTTACTTGTAGTATGTGTTCACTTAATGTTCAGAAACAATTAGAAAAAGTTTACTTCATAGAAAATGTCGAATCTAATATTGAAGAAGTCACTTACGAAATACAATTAAAAAAAAATCATTATATTGATTTTTATGCTATTGAATATGCAATCGTAGATGCAGGATTTAGCATTAATAAAGAATCAGTAGTTATTGATACTAAAAACACTAATGATTTTTGGCAGAACAGTAATTACATAATTTGGAAAAATAAATAATATGAAATTATTAAGCGATGTAAGTTTATCTGAAAGTGATGTTAATAGTCAGTTAAAAGTTAATCAAAC